GCTGGTATCTGTTGCTGTCACCGCGTCAATGTAATCCAGCACAGAGTTAAGCCGGGTTGTTTCTGCCTGCGTCAGTTTCCGCCCGGCCTGTAATTTCAGTTGAATCAGACTGATGGAAGCCATTGCAGCATCAATCAGCGACTGGCGCTGTGCTTCTGCCGCTTCTACTGCGGCGCTATGCTGTGCCTCGGTATCCGTCACCCATTTCTCACCATCCCATTTATCGTATGGCGTTAACGGGACGGTAGTGGTTGTATTTTCAGGGTAATCACCCGGAGCTGTGATTTCTTTTGATTCTCCCGTTTCGGTGTTATAGACAACTTCACCGCGATGGTCTGGCACATATTCCCATGAGTTTAAATCTGCCGAACGGCAGATTGCATAACCAGCCTTATGTGTGCCAGGAGCATCTAAACAGGAATATGCAGGGATACCGACACCCACAGCAAGATATTCAGTTGATGCAGAAATATACTCCCGTGTCTCACTGTCATAGTTATAAACGGTAATCTCTCCTGCCTTTGTGGCAATAAATTTACTATTTAAGATGGCGTTATACATCATGCAGCCCTCACAATGTAATTAAATGAAATATTACGTGGGCGTGTCTCTGCTGCACCGACAATACTGGTACTCAACCCCGTCGCTGTTCGTTTGTTATTTTTATTTCCTTCAATCAGACAGTTGTAATCATCATTACCAATTAACGAATTAGTGGCATCAATACCGTCCGGGGACAAGGCATTAGTTGTAGAACTTAAAGTCAGCATCTCGTCTGAACTTGGAAGATTTTTTAATGGTATTTCATTGCGAGAAATACCCGCGTAAAAAAAGGACTCATGCCTGTGCGCTTCAAAAGAGTCATCCTGAAGACTTAGCAAGGCACGTCCCGCATCCACTCCACGTCCATCATCCCAGCCACGAATAAATTCACCGCGTAAATCAGGCAATTTATTGGTCGGGTAAGCCTTTGCCAGTTCCGGGTATTCTTCAGCAGAAAAAGCGGCACCGTTGCATTTCAGCCAGCCTGTTGGCGGAGTGGCTGAAGGCCACGGAACAGGCACCCCAACCGGTAATGCAGAGCCTTCTCCCAAACCAACGTTTATGAAAATGCAGAGATAACGGGCAACTGGCATCATCTCCGGTTTTTATTCAGGGGGATGCTCATGCTTATTGGCTATGTACGCGTGTCAACAAATGACCAGAACACGGAATTGCAGCGTAACGCGCTGGAGTGCGCAGGATGTGAGCTGATTTTTGAGGATAAAATCAGCGGCACTAAGTCCGACCGACCGGGACTGAAAAAACTGCTCAGGACATTATCGGAGGGGGATACACTGGTGGTCTGGAAGCTGGACAGGCTGGGGCGTAGTATGCGGCATCTGGTCATTCTGGTTGAGGAACTGCGCGAACGCGGCGTTAATTTTCGCAGCCTGACGGATGCTATTGATACCAGCACGCCGATGGGGCGTTTTTTCTTTCATGTGATGGGTGCCCTGGCTGAAATGGAACGAGAACTCATTGTCGAGCGGACACGCGCCGGACTGGAAGCGGCCAGAGCTAAAGGTCGTATTGGTGGCAGACGTCCGAAGCTCACCGCGAGTGAGTGGGAACAGGCAGGACGGTTGCTGGCTGCGGGGGAATCTCGTCAACGCGTGGCGCTGATTTTTGATATTGGCCTGTCCACGCTCTATAAAAAATTCCCCTCATCAGCGACAAAGAATAAATTGTGTCATCCCTTAGCCAACCGGGACAAATAGCCTGACATCTCCGGCACAACTGAAAATACCACTCACCCATTAACCACGGAGTTAAACGGATGAGTGACTATCATCACGGCGTGCAGGTGCTGGAGATTAACGACGGCACCCGCGTCATTTCCACCGTATCCACCGCCATTGTCGGCATGGTCTGCACGGCCAGCGATGCGGATGCGGAAATCTTCCCACTCAATAAACCGGTGCTGATTACCAATGTGCAGAGCGCAATTGCAAAGGCCGGTAAAAAAGGCACGCTGGCGGCATCGTTGCAGGCCATCGCCGACCAGTCAAAACCGGTCACCGTTGTCGTGCGTGTGGAAGACGGCACCGGCGAAGACGAGGAAACGAAACTCGCGCAGACCGTTTCCAATATCATCGGCACCACCGACGAAAACGGTCAGTACACCGGACTAAAAGCCCTGCTGGCGGCGGAGTCGGTAACCGGTGTTAAACCGCGTATTCTCGGTGTGCCGGGGCTGGATACCAAAGAGGTGGCTGTTGCACTGGCATCCGTCTGTCAGAAGCTGCGCGCTTTCGGATATATCAGCGCATGGGGCTGTAAGACCATTTCCGAGGTGAAAGCCTACCGCCAGAATTTCAGCCAGCGTGAGCTGATGGTCATCTGGCCGGATTTCCTCGCATGGGATACGGTCACCAGTACCACCGCCACCGCGTATGCCACCGCCCGTGCGCTGGGGCTGCGTGCCAAAATCGACCAGGAGCAGGGCTGGCATAAAACGCTGTCCAACGTCGGGGTGAACGGTGTTACCGGCATCAGCGCATCTGTATTCTGGGATTTGCAGGAGTCCGGCACCGATGCTGACCTGCTTAATGAGTCAGGCGTCACAACGCTGATTCGCCGCGACGGTTTCCGCTTCTGGGGTAACCGTACCTGCTCTGATGACCCGCTGTTCCTCTTTGAAAACTACACCCGCACCGCGCAGGTGCTGGCCGACACGATGGCTGAGGCGCACATGTGGGCGGTGGACAAGCCCATCACCGCAACGCTGATTCGCGACATCGTTGACGGCATCAATGCCAAATTCCGTGAGCTGAAAACAAACGGCTATATCGTGGATGGCTCATGCTGGTTCAGCGAAGAATCCAACGATGCGGAAACCCTCAAGGCCGGAAAACTGTATATCGACTACGACTATACACCGGTGCCTCCTCTCGAAAACCTGACCCTGCGCCAGCGTATTACCGATAAATACCTGGCAAATCTGGTCACCTCGGTTAACAGCAATTAAGGAGCCTGACCGATGGCAATGCCGCGCAAACTCAAGTTAATGAACGTCTTTCTGAACGGCTACAGCTATCAGGGCGTCGCGAAGTCCGTCACGCTGCCAAAACTGACCCGTAAGCTCGAAAACTATCGCGGTGCGGGGATGAACGGCAGCGCACCGGTAGACCTCGGCCTTGATGACGATGCGCTGTCAATGGAGTGGTCGCTCGGTGGCTTCCCGGATTCGGTTATCTGGGAGCTTTACGCCGCAACCGGTGTGGATGCCGTACCGATTCGTTTTGCAGGCTCTTACCAGCGCGACGATACCGGCGAAACGGTGGCCGTCGAGGTGGTCATGCGTGGACGTCAGAAAGAAATCGACACCGGCGAGGGCAAACAGGGAGAAGACACCGAGTCGAAAATCTCCGTGGTCTGCACCTATTTCCGGCTGACGATGGACGGTAAGGAGCTGGTCGAAATTGACACCATCAACATGATTGAGAAGGTGAACGGCGTCGACCGGCTGGAGCAACACCGCCGCAATATCGGCCTGTGATTTTCATCCGGTCAGCCTGGCTGACCGGTTAACCCCGATTCAGAAGTGAGAAAACCATGAACAAAGAAAATGTCATTACCCTGGACAATCCGGTCAAACGTGGTGAGCAGGTTATTGAACAGGTCACGCTGATGAAACCCAATGCCGGGACGCTGCGCGGTGTCAGTCTGGCAGCGGTCGCGAACTCCGAAGTCGATGCACTGATTAAGGTGCTGCCGCGCATGACGGCACCGATGCTGACCGAGCAGGAAGTCGCCGCGCTGGAACTGCCTGACCTTGTGGCGCTGGCCGGTAAGGTGGTCGGTTTTTTGTCGCCGAACTCGGTGCAGTGACGTTTCCAAAAAATCTCTCGGTCGATGACCTGATGGCGGATGTGGCAGTGATATTTCACTGGCCGCCATCAGAACTGTATCCCATGAGCCTGACCGAACTCATCACATGGCGCGAAAAGGCGCTCCGGCGAAGCGGAAACACGAATGAGTAACAATGTAAAATTACAGGTATTGCTCAGGGCTGTTGACCAGGCATCCCGCCCGTTTAAATCCATCCGCACAGCGAGCAAATCGCTGTCGGGGGATGTCCGGGAAACACAAAAATCACTGCGCGAGCTGAACGGTCAGGCATCCCGTATTGAGGGATTTCGCAAGACCAGTGCACAGCTCGCCGTGACTGGTCATGCACTTGAAAAGGCTCGGCAGGAAGCCGAAGCCCTTGCCACACAGTTTAAAAACACCGAACGTCCGACCCGTGCTCAGGCGAAAGTGCTGGAATCCGCAAAGCGTGCGGCGGAGGACTTACAGGCGAAATATAACCGCCTGACGGATTCCGTTAAACGCCAGCAACGGGAGCTGGCCGCTGTGGGAATTAATACCCGCAATCTTGCACATGATGAGCAGGGACTGAAAAACCGTATCAGTGAAACCACCGCACAGCTTAACCGTCAGCGCGACGCGCTGGCGCGTGTCAGTGCGCAACAGGCAAAACTTAACGCAGTCAAACAGCGTTATCAGGCAGGCAAGGAACTGGCCGGAAATATGGCCTCGGTGGGCGCTGCCGGTGTGGGGATTGCGGCGGCGGGAACGATGGCCGGAGTTAAGCTGCTGATGCCCGGTTATGAGTTTGCGCAGAAAAACTCAGAATTGCAGGCCGTGCTCGGTGTGGCAAAAGATTCCGCCGAAATGGCCGCGCTACGCAAACAGGCGCGCCAGCTCGGCGACAATACCGCCGCCTCGGCGGATGATGCGGCCGGTGCGCAGATTATTATTGCGAAAGCCGGTGGGGATGTTGATGCCATTCAGGCGGCAACGCCGGTCACGCTGAACATGGCGCTGGCGAACCGCCGCACGATGGAAGAAAACGCCGCCCTGCTGATGGGGATGAAATCCGCCTTTCAGCTTTCAAACGATAAGGTCGCTCATATCGGGGATGTTCTCTCCATGACGATGAACAAAACCGCCGCCGATTTTGACGGCATGAGCGATGCGCTGACCTATGCCGCACCTGTGGCAAAAAATGCCGGTGTCAGCATTGAAGAAACCGCCGCAATGGTCGGGGCGCTGCATGATGCAAAAATTACAGGCTCAATGGCGGGGACGGGAAGCCGTGCCGTGTTAAGTCGCCTGCAGGCACCAACGGGAAAAGCATGGGATGCACTCAAAGAGCTTGGCGTGAAAACCTCAGACAGCAAGGGAAACACCCGGCCAATATTTACCATTCTGAAAGAAATGCAGGCCAGTTTTGAGAAAAACCGGCTCGGTACTGCCCAGCAGGCTGAATACATGAAAACTATTTTCGGGGAGGAGGCCAGCTCAGCCGCCGCCGTGCTGATGACTGCCGCCTCAACCGGAAAGCTGGACAAACTGACCGCTGCGTTTAAAGCCTCAGACGGGAAGACTGCCGAGCTGGTAAATATCATGCAGGACAACCTCGGCGGTGACTTTAAGGAGTTTCAGTCCGCTTATGAGGCGGTAGGGACAGACCTGTTTGACCAGCAGGAAGGCGCACTGCGTAAGCTCACACAGACGGCCACAAAGTATGTGTTAAAACTCGACGGCTGGATACAGAAAAACAAATCACTGGCGTCAACCATCGGCCTCATTGTCGGTGGCGCGCTGGCGCTTATTGGCATCATCGGTGCCATTGGTCTTGTAGCCTGGCCGGTTATCACTGGCATCAATGCCATCATCGCGGCAGCAGGCGCAATGGGGGCAGTCTTCACGACGGTTGGCAGTGCTGTTATGACCGCCATCGGGGCGATTAGCTGGCCGGTTGTGGCCGTGGTGGTCGCCATTGTCGCCGGGGCGTTGCTTATCCGTAAATACTGGGAGCCTGTCAGCGCATTCTTTGGCGGTGTGGTGGAAGGGCTGAAAGCGGCATTTGCGCCGGTGGGGGAACTGTTCACGCCACTTAAGCCGGTGTTCGACTGGCTGGGCGAAAAGTTACAGGCCGCGTGGCAGTGGTTTAAAAACCTGATTGCCCCGGTCAAAGCCACCCAGGACACCCTGAACCGTTGCCGTGACACGGGCGTCATGTTCGGGCAGGCACTGGCTGACGCGCTGATGCTGCCGCTTAATGCGTTCAACAAACTGCGCGGCGGTATTGACTGGGTACTGGAAAAACTTGGCGTCATCAACAAAGAGTCAGGCACGCTTGACCAGACCGCCGCCAGAACTCATGCCGCCACGTATGGCACCGGTGGTTATATTCCGGCGGCCAGCTCTTATGCAGGTTATCAGGCTTATCAGCCGGTCACGGCACCGGCTGGCCGCTCTTATGTGGACCAGAGTAAAAACGAATATCACATCAACCTGACGGGCGGTACTGCGCCGGGGACACAGCTCGACCGCCAGTTACAGGATGCACTCGAAAAATACGAGCGGGATAAACGTGCGCGCGCCCGTGCCAGCATGATGCATGACGGTTAAGGAGGTGACGAAAAATGATGCTCGCGTTAGGTATGTTTGTTTTTATGCGCCAGACGCTGCCACACCAGACCATGCAGCGTGAATCAGATTATCGCTGGCCGTCAAATTCCCGTATCGGCAAACGGGATGCCTTTCAGTTTCTCGGTGTGGGTGAGGAAAACATCACGCTGGCCGGTGTGCTTTATCCCGAACTGACCGGCGGCAAGCTGACGATGACCACGCTCAGGCTGATGGCAGAGGAAGGTCGGGCGTGGCCGTTGCTGGATGGCACCGGCATGATTTACGGCATGTATGTCATCAGTAAGGTGAGTGAAACAGGGAGTATTTTCTTTGCAGACGGCACACCCCGAAAAATTGATTTTACGCTGTCGCTCACCCGCGTTGATGAATCACTGGCCGCGCTTTATGGCGATATCGGTAAACAGGCGGAATCGCTCATCGGTAAGGCTGGCAGTATAGCGACTAAATTCACGGGTATGACGGAGGCGGGATAATGCTGGATGCGCTGACATTTGATGCAGGCAGTACGCTGACGCCGGATTACATGCTGATGCTCGACAGCAGGGATATTACCGGCAATATCAGCGACCGTCTGATGAGCATGACCCTGACGGATAACCGGGGCTTTGAGGCTGACCAGCTTGATATTGAACTGAACGACGCCGACGGGCAGGTCGGGCTACCGATTCGTGGCGCTGTCCTGACGGTGTATATCGGCTGGAAAGGTTTTGCCCTGGTATGCAAAGGGAAATTTACCGTTGATGAGGTTGAACACCGGGGCGCGCCGGATGTGGTTACCATCCGCGCCCGGAGTGCAGATTTCCGCGGGACGCTTAATTCCCGCCGGGAAGGCTCCTGGCATGACACCACGCTCGGCGCGATTGTTGAGGCGATAGCCTCCCGTAACAGGCTGGAAGCCAGTGTCGCTCCGTCACTGGCCGGAATTAAAATTCCGCACATCGACCAGTCGCAGGAGTCTGATGCGAAATTCCTGACCCGCCTTGCTGAACGCAACGGCGGTGAGGTGTCGGTAAAAATGGGAAAACTGCTGTTTCTCAAAGCGGGGCAGGGGGTGACGGCCAGCGGTAAAAAAATCCCGCAGATTACCATCACCCGCAGCGACGGCGACCGTCATCATTTTGCGATTGCTGACCGTGGAGCTTACACCGGCGTAACGGCAAAGTGGCTACACACTAAAGACCCGAAGCCTCAAAAGCAGAAGGTAAAACTGAAACGCAAAAAGAAAGAAAAACACCTGCGCGCACTGGAGCACCCCAAAGCGAAACCGGTCACGCAGAAGAAAGCGCCAAAAGTACCGGAAGCGCGCGAAGGTGAATACATGGCCGGTGAGGCTGACAATGTTTTTGCCCTGACCACGGTATATGCCACGAAAGCGCAGGCCATGCGCGCCGCTCAGGCGAAGTGGGATAAACTGCAACGGGGCGTTGCGGAGTTCTCCATCATCCTGGCTACCGGTCGTGCAGATATTTACACGGAAACGCCGGTCAAAGTGTCAGGCTTTAAGCGCGTCATAGACGAGCAGGACTGGACAATCACTAAGGTGACACATTTTCTGAATAATAGCGGCTTCACGACGTCCTTAGAGCTTGAGGTCAGGCTTTCTGATGTGGAGTACGAAACAGAAGATAATGAGTGATATTTTTTATTTATCTGTTTGTTTTGTAAGGATAAATTAACTAAAATGGCACCGTCAACAAAACCGGAAGAGGTGCTCGCGATGTTTCATTGTCCTTTATGCCAGCATGCCGCACATGCGCGTACAAGCCGCTATATCACTGACACGACAAAAGAGCGTTATCACCAGTGCCAGAACGTGAATTGCAGCGCCACGTTCATCACTTATGAGTCGGTACAGCGATACATCGTGAAGCCGGGAGAAGTCCACGCCGTGAGGCCGCACCCGTTGCCGTCAGGGCAGCAAATTATGTGGATGTGATCACAAAAATAGCCCCTCAGTTGAGGGGCTTTATTTATGGTCGATGTGGACGCTATGTGGACAGTGCTTGATATAAATCCATTTATATCATCAGGTTAGGTGATTTTTTGTGACACCATCCCTGTCTTCCCCCACATGATGTGGGGGTTTTTTTTATCCTCAATTTGCCTGCTGCTTAATGCATTGCAGATGATTTGCTTCCGTTATACTAGCGTCAGTTGATAGCGGGAGTATTTATGAATCAATCTTATGGACGGCTGGTCAGTCGGGCGGCGATTGCTGCGACGGCGATGGCTTCGTTGCTATTGCTGATTAAAATTTTTGCATGGTGGTATACCGGGTCGGTGAGTATTCTCGCCGCGCTGGTGGATTCGCTGGTGGATATCGGCGCGTCGTTGACGAATTTACTGGTGGTGCGATATTCCCTGCAACCTGCCGACGATAATCACTCGTTTGGTCACGGTAAAGCAGAGTCCCTCGCGGCGCTGGCGCAAAGTATGTTTATCTCCGGTTCGGCACTATTCCTGTTTTTGACGGGTATTCAACATCTGATATCTCCAACACCGATGACAGATCCAGGCGTCGGGGTTATCGTGACAATTGTGGCGCTAATTTGTACGATTATCCTTGTCTCGTTTCAGCGTTGGGTGGTGCGCCGGACGCAAAGCCAGGCGGTGCGGGCTGATATGCTACATTACCAGTCTGATGTTATGATGAACGGCGCAATTCTGCTGGCGCTGGGGTTGTCCTGGTACGGCTGGCATCGCGCCGATGCTCTGTTTGCATTGGGAATCGGCATCTATATTTTATATAGCGCGTTACGCATGGGATATGAGGCGGTACAGTCATTACTGGATCGCGCATTGCCTGATGAGGAACGGCAAGAAATTATTGATATCGTGACTTCCTGGCCGGGTGTTAGCGGCGCTCACGATCTTCGCACGCGGCAGTCAGGGCCGACCCGCTTTATTCAGATTCATTTGGAAATGGAAGACTCTCTGCCTTTGGTTCAGGCACATATGGTGGCGGATCAGGTAGAGCAGGCTATTTTACGGCGTTTTCCGGGATCGGATGTAATTATCCATCAGGACCCCTGTTCCGTCGTACCCAGGGAGGGTAAACGGTCTATGCTTTCATAA